TTAGGGAGTTATCTGACTAGCGCCTCCGTTTTTAATCCACTTATAAACATCTGTTCTCAGGTATGCTTTAGGTCTCAATCTAATAGGGCGAGGAAACTTTCTTCTTCGCTCGTAATCCCATAAAGTTTGTCGCGATGAGATTCCTAATTTATTCATCACTTCATCACTAGTCATTAATGTTCTATCCATCTTTCTCTTCCTTTTGCAGATTTCTGATGTATTGGCACATAACATCTTTGGTGTTGTACTTTGTGTGATTTAGAGGCTTAAACTTCGGTGTGTATTTATCGAGGATCTGAGTTGTTAGTTTGTCGTTTGGTACTCCGTGGCTTCTGAGTTCGATTAAGCATTCCTTTGCTATTTGTCGTCGCGCGTTTTCCATTGCCTGTGCATTCATAGTCTTTGCCTTTTATTACGCAAAGTGACCATATATGATTTACGACAGTTTTCTATTTCGACGGGATAGATATTCTTTCCTATCTTTATTTTATGATTAACGATTATTCCAGTTCTATTGTATTTCTTTTTATGGGCTTCCAGTGACTCATTAATAGCAATCCTTTCTGTGGGTGTGACTTCACCACGAATTATTAATCTCATAATTCACCTATGCTATTTTCCATTCATTTAATATTTTATTACCGATATTAATTAACTCGTCTCTATCGACAGTATTAATTATCTTTCGTGGCTTAATGTATGGTCGCCATATTAAAATCATTGAGCCTTTATTATTTCCATTGACGGGTTTGTTTGTTCCTGCATTAATAAAAGATATTCTTCCTCCTGTAATTAGTCTCACTTCATCAACTGTTTCTAATGCAGAATTAAACCAACCGACAGAAGTATCAGCAGGTATTAACATAACGACTGGCTGTAATTGCTTTTTACATTGCTCGTCGGATTTATTAATCCACGTCTGAATATCTGAATAGGGAGGATTAATCCAAATAGCACCGTAACTTTCCCAGTCGCAATTTAACGAGTCGTCTTTTTCGGTGAGGTAATGAGAGCAGAGTGCATTATTTTTATTAGCGGCGGCATCTAAATAGAAACCGAATTCAGCGTCCAGTGCTGTGAATAAAGGTAGGGGAGTTTGCCATCTATCACGCAATTCCTTTGGTGTGTGGCTACCTCCGTAGTCAGCCTTCATTCTCCGCATCCTTGATCATTAAGAATACTTCCATAGCGCCACGGTATAAGCTTTCATGCTCAACTTGACCAACTGAGCCATGGCAGCACATCCAGCCACCTGAGATTTTAATCATGGATATTTCATTCTCAATAATAATTGGCATTGCGTCGGCTGGGTTACTGCATGGGTCGAAAAAGCGATAACCAAACGAGCCATCGACAAGGAATTGGATAATATCCATTGTTTGTTTAATTACATCGTATTGCGTTTCAGGTAAAACATATTGAGCTACTAATAAATTAACCTCGAAGTCAGATAGTTCGGTGTATTTATTCATTATATAATCCTGTTTGCTTGGCTGATAATTCAACATCATTGTGGAATACAGTTAATCGATTAGTTAAATCATCAGTTGGATTATCAGTATTTAATAATTCTTTCCATAATGCAGTGCATCGAATTTGAAGATTATTCCCCATATCTTCATTTTTAAGCCTTATCATTCCAACATCTTGAGCATCCCAGTTAATACGATTAAGTAATTGCTTTCGTTTATTCATTGATTACCATCCTGTAATTTCTATATCGTCAGAGTCAATAAACCAGGGTTCTATTTCATCGATTCTAATACCCATATCATCTAGAGAAGGATAGCCATCAATTCCCTTATCTTTAGACCAATCGAATTGCTCGGTAAGCCATTCTTCATCCTTGAAGTTATTGAATGCTATTTGCTGGAAGCACTCAGCACAGAACATTGCAAAACCTGCTTTCTCATGGCTACCGTGTATATCAGCTCTATATTCATCACCAGAATAGAATTTATTAATTTGCTCACATGATTTTTTAAATTTATCTTCATCGATAATAGTGACAACCATTTCTAAATCTTTTTGCCACGAACCAGAATTTATTTTAATTTGTCTCATCTGTATATTTCTCCACAAATAATCTCAACATTCCTCACTGACATTAAATATTCAGCACGTTTATTGCATTCTGATTGGGTGTATATTTGCTCCGTCACAGGCACAGCAGAACCCTGTATTATCATGAGTAATACATATCCGATTATTTGCATTGTTATTTACTTTTATATGTGTGGGCTACTTTGAATTTAGAATTTAAGTTATTAGCTCTTTTTTCTGCATCTGAATATGAAATAAATCCTTTTTCAATCATATTCCCATTTAATAAAATAACTGGTTTTCCGTTAATTAGTTCGGCTTTGTATTTATTATTCATTTTTTATTTTCACTCCATTGCTGATTAATTCGTCATGAATATCGCTTATTGCAGTGTTATACCCGTCGTAAAAGTTAGGGCTTCCTGAATCATCAGGGTTAGCATTTGGCAATTCAACTTCCAAACTCTCGCGTGATGCTTCCCAGCTAATCCACATTAAATCTACATATTGGTCAGCGTAATTTAATCCGTTATTTGCACGTTTAAGTTTTGATTCAAATTCTGACGGGTCGCTAAGTTGCTTTATTGTCTCTTCAAATTGCTGCCTTGATTTATCCATTACCCCACCTTTTTAAATTCAATCACCCACGACCACTCGTTATTATTCCAGCTATCTTTTCCGTATATATCTATCCATGCATCAGCGAATTTATCGTATGGTGTGAATGTCTCGCCGCCACTATCTGGGTCACTATAAGTAGGTCTCCACCCAGAAAGATCAAATCCTTCAGCGTGTGCATCCTCTTGCGATATTTCCTGTACTTGCTGAACCCAAACATCAGTAATTTCAATTTTCCCTTTGATATTACCGTCTTTATCCGAAATATTGATGATGTCGCCAATCCCACCATACGGGCAATCAACTTCAACAAATCCATGACGCCACGCCGCACATACTTGCTCTGATAGTGTGTAACCATCTTGCCATGCACCAAATTTGCGTAACTCATCCTCGGTTACTTTAGGCTGTGGCTCAATCGGTCTACGTGTCTGCGTTTTCCTGCCATCCATGACAGCCGTTAGCATTGTATCGTTAAACTTGATTCTGTCTTTCATCACTCCACCTTATCCCTCAGTCTTCACATACCAACCAACAAGATTATCAATTGCAGTATTGATATATCCTGATTGTTCTTCTTCGGTTAATTTATCCCATTCGTCCTCAGTAATGCCCAGCCCACACTCAGAGTCAGAGCCAACCTTATTTGTTCTTGCAACTAAAACCATCTGCTTACTCATATTCATTCCTCTTCATTGCATCCCTGCGAGTTGTCGTCATCAATCAGCTCGGCCTTTAGCTTCATGATCTTTCCATCTTCTCTATGCCACTTTATTTCCCCGCCTTCAGCAATTACTAATTGCCAGACTATTTGTGCGGCTTCATTTGTCACATCTCTTTCATCGTTACCAACTCTGACCAAGAGACCATCGCCGACGACTTTCATTTTTGCTAAGCTTATTTTTTTAGTTAAAGGTGAGAAGCCCAGTCTTAATCTAGCGGTATTCGCCATTATTGAATCCTCTTTTGTTTAGTTGCTGGAGACATCTATCTCCTGTTTGCATCCTTGCACTGAGTAATGGTTATATCCTTTGGTTAAACGGGTAGGGCGGTCAAAACGGAATATCGTCATCAAAGTCCATTGGTGGCTCATTTTGCGGTGCTTGATTACTCGATGCTTGTTTTGGTGCTTGCGGTTGCTGAGGTTGCCCCCATCCTTGGGTTTGCGGTGGCTTCTGGCTTCCTGCCTGATTACCACCGTTACCGCCTAGCATCTGCATCGTGCCACCGACATTAACTACCACTTCCGTTGTGTATCGGTCTTGTCCGCTTTGGTCTTGCCATTTTCTGGTTTGCATAGAACCTTCGATATATACCTGACTTCCTTTTCTCAGATATTCACCTGCAATTTCGGCTAACTTCCCGAAGATGCATACTCGATGCCACTCAGTTTTCTCTTTCATTTCACCAGTTTGCTTATCACGCCACGATTCCGATGTGGCTAGTGTGAGATTTGCAACAGCGCCACCTGATGGCATGTATCGAATTTCAGGATCCTTCCCCAAGTGACCAATGAGAATACATTTATTCACGCCTTTACTTGCCATTATGTGTTCTCCATATCTGATTTATGGCTCTTGTAAACAACCTCTAGCTTCTCAAGATTTTCATCATCTCCTGAAAATTTATTTTTAAGCCACTGATATGATTTTTCGAAATGTTCTGGCGACATCTCGTTTAATTTTGATGTGAAATCGGCAAGCATCATTTGGTTTGTCAGTAGTTTTTTAACTCTATGCTCTGAGCGCTTACCTCTTGAAACAGAAAGCATCATTGAAAAATCAGACTCAATATCACTCATTGCATAAACTTTTATACCGCCAACAGCTACGCCACCAAACTTAACGGATGGATCTCCAATTATTGTTAAAGATTTTCCAACCCAGTCATGGCCGTTATTTCCCCACCCACCAATAAGAACCCTTCGCATAGATTTAGATGGTTTGTATGGTCTACCGTCATAACCTACTAAGTCGATAAAAACAGGCTGATCTCTCGTTCCTTCGCGAACTGATTTAATAACAGCTGTAATCGGTGTGGTTTGAACATCTTCAAAGTTAATCTGATCTGACTTTGGGATGATTGTGCGTGATAAGTCCATTAGAGAAAAACCTCATCATCTAAGTATTCATCATCGAATAAGTAATTAGGAACATTGATTTCACTCGGGGGAAGAACTATCCCTTCAGTTCGTAGCGCTTCGTCATCAATGCATTCTTTAATTTTGCGTAATGCTTCGTGCATTTGCTTATAGCCAAGTTCCAGCGATTCCGTGCCGATGTAATACATGCAGTTGGTATAAGGTGGTTTATTTTGAAGTGCAAAGAAGCAAAACTGGTCTAACTCAATCCCTGTGGTTAGCTTTAAAACGTACAGATAAAAGGCTGCTTGAATATGGTAGCGATATTTACCAAACGCCTGACTAAAACCTCGCTCTGTTGCATCCATGCAACTCTTTACATCAAGCGGGTAGGGTAGAGAGTCAGATAATCTATCAAAGCGACATTTAAGTCTTAGCCCTGTGATAGGGCATGTGGCAAACATCGATACTTCTGAATTCCCTTTTGTTGCCATGTAGTCCATAAAGTCGGTATTCATCCTTGCAGACTCAACCATCCTTGTTATCGTTTCCACTTCGCCATTTATAAAAATATTGTCAGGATTGCACACCTTAGCCAATTCTTTATATTCCTTTGACGCTCTGGTTTTGATGTCAGGGTTAAGAATGAATTCCTTTTCAAAAACGTCAGGTTCAAGTAACGCCGCGTGAATTGCAGTTCCTATATTTGCCGATTTACTTCCTTTAAATGGGTTAAAATATAAGTTTGCTGGGCTAATATTCATTGCTTTTACTGACGTTGATCCTATCGCCTCATCCTTGTGGTAATCCTCATTGCCTAAGTGATAGTGGATTCCATCTTTCATCCTAAAACCTCTTTATCTATTCCGATCTGAATAGCTGTTCTAATTCCATCTAAAACCGCATCCAGCGCTTGAGGGCTAATTTCAAATACCGGATTTAACTTCCTTGCTAAATCCATACACAGTAGTTCTTCTGGTAGGCTATCCATAACCTCATCGACTGATGTTTTCTCTTCCTGAGAATTAACAAACGCTTCTCGTTCCATTTGGCGTTCGTACCAGTCGTTTCTGAGTCCGTAGGTGTTGGTAATCACGCAACTCTCCTTAGCTTAGAAACACGTAATATCCTGTTAATAAAGGCCTCCTTGCCTATTGCATTGATAGTCCGTTCAAGCGATTCATCGTCACAATCGAGTACATATTCCATTGCCTCAACTGAGTCAATCTCCGTTAATTTAGCCAACTCAGCGAAACTTCCTGTCTCAATACTAAGCTTGCTACTTTCGTCAAATTCCATGACTGTTTTTCCATCTATTACTCGAGTTCCGTTCGAGTAGCTGTAAGAAATTTGCATAATCACCTCAACTTACAAATGTTGGTATTACGCCAACGGTTGTCACAATGACCACAGCTAAACTGAATAACCATGGGCTTGTACGTTTATTTTTACGTGCTTGAGGCGTAGTGATACGCACCGCCATGCAATCACGCATAGCGCTGTAATAGTTAGTTTTCATTGTTACCTCGCTAGGTGAGCGATAGGGTGGTTATCTGGTGTTGGTGCGGTGGGTTACTGCTGACCTAGGGCTTTAGAGTTTTGCTACAACTTCGTCATAACTAACTTCAAAGTCTTTGCAGGTTTCTTTCAAGTCGTTAAAGTTAATTGCGTGATTTAAGGCGCTAACTTCATCCTGAGTTAGTTGTTCATCTCGGTAGTCATTAAATCCAACTGATAACAATTTACCGCCTAATATCTCCGTTCCTGCGTTTACAGACGGCTCCCTGCCATCTTCATACTCAACTACGAATGTCATTTTTCCCATGTCATACTCCCTCCTAACTATTTAATTAGTCCGTACACATGATTAATGTCGTTAAGTCCTTCCCTATCTAACTCTAGGTATGGATCCCATCTATCCAAACCTTTATGATGCGTCCTGACCAATTGCCAGCGCCAACCATCAGCATGTCTAACTCGTCTTACATACCTGATTGTTGTGACCCAATATTCATCATTAGGACCATTTGGAACCAGTGAATCAAACTCGACTCGAACAGCTCTAAATAACTTCGGCATGGGTAGCTTTCCGTTATGGAAATCATCTATTGCCATACTCCCTCCGTTATTAACTAAACACGATGCTAGTTTCTTTCACATTTCACGCCACAGAAAGGGCAGAATGAGAACGTAACGGGGAAATCCTGCTTTGTTAGGCGGGCTTTCGGTGTACCGTCCTTTTTGACTTCCTGATAACTGGCGTTGTATTCAATGAAATAATTAACTGACATGACGCCGCCAGACATAAACAATCCAGACTGTTTCCAACCAGAAGACCGTAGGCTTGCTCCTTCAGGTAGTTTTGCTTTAATGCGACTTTCCATGTCATCACCTAATTTAGTAAAGCAATCACACAT